TTATATTGCTCGCAGAGTACGCCTGCGGAGCCGCGAAGGAGGCGGTTCCGAGTGCGCCAAGTTTTAACAATTGCCGGCGATTTACCATGACGACCACACCTCAAAATCAGGAACGGCCGGCAGTATACCGGGGGAGTTTCGTCTGTGCGTAATGGCCAGAACTGGGCATTACTGGGGGCGTTTCACTGATCCAATTGCCGAGGCCATTCTTGGTTCATCGCTCGGTCAAAGATGTCGGCCATGAGCATGTATTCAGGTGCAATGATGATCCAGTCAGCGTCCCAAATTGGTCGTTTAAACAGTTCAAGCTTCGCGGTAAACCGCCAATGACTGACACCTACCAGTGACGGACCGCTGTAGATGTCCATGAACCTTGCCCGATAGGTGTCAAGACCAAGCGGCGTCTTGAGCGGGCACTCAAACCACAAGGTGCCTGATATCAAAACGTGCTCAAACCATGCCTCAAAGAGTTGTGCCTGAGCGTCGCTGAGTAACCATGAAACCGATGCTTCAGTCGGGGTGCTTGTGGATCGCCGCCTCTGCCGGGCCCGACCACTCACAAAAACCGATCGGACGATAGGGCTCACCGGCTCGAAGTCGTAGCCTTCCCGCAAAGGCAGGGGTAGTCCTTCTGGATATGCAAGCATGCTGCCGTCCTTAGTTATCGGCGAAGTTGTTGTCATCCGCATAGACGCGCGCATCGTAATTGACGGCCTGCACGTCAGCGGAGTGGTCGCCGGGGTCGATCGAGGTGATCAGTACCGGGTAACACCATCGGGTTGACTCGCCAAACAGAAGGTGGGGAGGCTCGATATCCCAAGTATCATCGGGCTCAAAATCCAGTGAGGGCACGGTGAGCCTGAAGTCATCTACTCGGGTTGCTGGCCATGGCCCACTGACAGAGCCGTCTGGACGTCTCACTGCGACAACGTGTGAAACACCAGACTTCCAAATCAAGGACTCCGAGCTTTCCAAAAGCACCAGACCATTCCCGCTTGTTACTCCCATCAGAATCGAGCTCTGCCCATACCCTGGAACGTCATCGGCCACTGCGTCATAACTGAGATAGCCGCTATTGAGCGCGTCAAACTCAGTACTCCAGCTGTAGCTTTTGGTGCGATAGACCTGGGCCCGGCGCATACGCATACCTATTCGCCAAGCTCGATCGCGGTTAGTAACCCCCTTGAGTGTTACGGTCTGAACAGTCAGACCTTGATCACCAGAAAGCCGGCAACGGACCAGCTCAGTTGCGCGCGTGGTCTCATCCACGTATTTGATGTCCACGCCGTCGTAATCGTCGGGCGCTGGCAGGCTAAAGTTTCGTTTAAGCTGCTCGGTCATATTTTGCGGCGTATACATGTGCCCGAACTGCGTCCTTGGCTCATCCCGAACCGGCGTGATACGACCCCGCTCCAAGGTAAACTCTGCAAACCCCGCCAGAAGCGCGTCATTGATGCACTCCTTGACCGTGCTATCGCCCTCAACCGCGTAGTCAAAATGATCGCCGCGGCTCTGCCAGATCGAGTTGTAGCGAGCGAACTCTTCTACATCCAAATCGTCATCAGTGCCGCCGACCGATTTCGTGACGTAGTTCACCCACGGCACAATGTCGCGCGTCGATGTCGGCGCACTCCATACTCCGCCTACCAGGACTGGCAGTTTCCTGGTCCCGACTACCGACACCTGGCTTTGCGACTGAGCTGAAAGCTTGTCGCCGCCGCGAACATAAAGCGCCATGGTGGTGCAGTCCTGATAGCGGGTTGGTGCCTTGTCGATACGACCGCGCAGGCCATACCACTGCACTCGGTTGAACTTGAAGTTTTCCGGCGACTCTTCCCCGATACGACGGATCCTGACTTCTGGCCGGATATAGGTCGGCGCTGTAATTGCCCGCGTATATCCCTGTTGATCCGGACTCATTGCCTCGAACTTGTAGGACACGCTTGTCCAGGCGCCAGCGGTCGCGGCATCACGATACTGGACCTCAGTCCGTGCCCAGTGGGAACGGGTATTGCCATTTTTCTCGGTGTAGCGCACCAGCCCTTGGGGGAAAAAGAAGTCGACTTCAAACCGGCGAATCACCTCACCCTCTGGGCAAGCATAAAATGGCCCTGCCCAGTCGCCTTCCGTGGTAGATCCGTCGAGAGTGATCGAGGCGTTGTTTGTCTCAATATCGTCGAAGCCTGGCCAGGCTTCATCTTCAGCGCCGGTATCGGTCAGCCGAATGAGCGTGATCGCCGAAGGGCCGTGGCTTTCGTCAATGCTCTCGGTGCCCTCGTCATCCTCGACTGCATCATTTGATACCGAGGCGATTCTGTACCGCAGATCGCGGTAGCCGATGCATGACCATAGAGTCCCAGATTGCAAGCCGATAACCGGGCCGCCGCCGTCATAGGCCAGGGTCATGTTGGCAGGCGTGGAAGACGTAGCGGCGACTGTCTTGATTCCGATAACAGGGCTAGGAGACGACCCAAACAGCGTGGTCGTCGACCCACTCAAAATAATGGACTGTCCACCGTACGGCGATGTTTTCTCCGAGACACGCAACATTGATCCTGCTGCGCTGGCGAGCAAGTTTGCGCTCGACAGCTGGGCATTGATGGCTGATACCAAGCCCAAGAGGTTGGTGGTCGCCTCAGTCAGCGTGAGTGTGTAGGCACTGGCACCAATGGTGATCGTGAACGTTAGGGGGGTTACATCAAAGTCATACCGAGACGGTGCCGAGCTACCGGTCACCGTTGAGGCGCTACCGGCTACTCCAGGCACCCCGGAACTTTCTGGCGTGTAACTGGCAACCACATACTCTCCAGCATTGGCTCCCGTGACCTCCAGTTTCATCCCAACGAAGGCACCAATCATCGCTACATGATCGCCGCTGATAACGGTCGCCGACCCGTCCGGCGGCGCAGTAAACATGTAGGGATACATGACGGCGATCCGCGCAATCAAGCCTGCCGTCCAGCCAGAGGGAAACCATCCTGCCGACGGTGGAACTGAAACGACAAACTCGGTGAACTGCACTGCTTCTGCGGCCAGCTGCTGAGCGATGTTAGTGGTCGTGGTCAATGTGAGACCCGCGCTACCGGTTGAGGTAGACCCCACCTCCTCGGAGTTATGCCACCAAAGCCGCGCTGGCTCTGCCGCGACTGACGCCCCAGGGCCGTAAATGGTGTAGCTGGCGGTGCTTCCTAGCGATGCGATGGGTGTTCCCCCTATGCGCACCTGGCCGGGATGGATTTCGAATTCACCCACGCCAATGCACAGAAGCATTTCAACCCATTGCACCTTAGGGTCAGTCCCGAAGTAACGCCGTGTCGGGGTTAGATAATCAGGAAATATTTCATTCTCGCCCGCGCACTCGCGGATTACGTCGCCCAACTTCACTTGGTTGGCTGTGGTTTTCGCCAGGCCGAGCCCCTTTCCGGAAGTAGCATTGCTCGCCGAGCTTGGCGTGACCAGAGGCTTCTGGGTGAGCATAACTACGCCGACAGCAACCACCGCAGCAACGACGGCCCATGCGACGACTTCTAAACCGGTACCTTTCGGCTCGGGATAGATCCGTACCGTGTCGGCCGGGCCAAATTCAACCTTTGCCCAGTGCTTGGGATCAATAAACAGGCCATTGACCTCAATGCTGACCGGCGGCGATTCGCGCACCTGGTAGCTCGGCACGTTGGCCACCAGCCAGCTTTCGATAGTCAAAACGCGATCTGTCTTGTGGCGCTCCAGCGGCTGGCCTTCAAGCTTGCTCGGGTAGAGTTCGATCACGGTGATAACTCACTGTCAGATATTGGTCTTGGAATTTACGCAACGGTTTGATGGTCGCGCCGGCCGGCTTCATCTCCATACCGTGAAGCCGGCCATCTACCTCGACAATCACTGCAACGTGAAAGCAGATCAGGCCACGCCAAACGCAAGCGATCGCCCCAACCTCCGGCTCGCAGCGCTCCATGGCAGCGGCACCTTCGTTCACTGCCTTGGTGAACTCCCTCGGCATGGTGTTGCGCACGTAACCCCAACTGGGAAGCAGAGGTAGGCCGTAGACTTCATACCGGACGAGTCGAGCAAGCCCCCAACAATCCAGCCGCGCAGGGCCTCGTCCGCCGTCCTCGTAGGAAGCGCTCAAATATTTTTCGAACATGGTTCACCGGAACTAAACCTGGGCAGCAGGTCTTTTTTTTTCTCGAGAGATCAGCCACTTTCGAGCAGGCACAAAAAACCCAGCACTAGGCTGGGTTTCTGAAGCTCATTAACTCAAGCTCGAGCACTGCAACCAGGCTGGCTGGCATCAATAATTAGATCGCCTTCAACCCGGTAGCCGATCATCCCAAATAGGAACGAATGGTTAACCGAGCTCATTACTACGTCTGTCAAACCAACCGCGCACCGATCTTTCTGGATGGCGTTATCCATGGCTGCTTTGATGTTGGGAAAACCGAGAGGAAAGAGAACCACCGGATAATTGTCCTCTCCGGTCACTCGCTCACCCTTTATGAATTTCGAAGAGTTGAGGTTGTAATTCTTTGTGCTCGCTACGGTCATATCGGCGACCCGCACGGTGCACCCTGAAGCGACAACGGCTCCCAACAATACAGCCAACATTGCTTTTTTCATGGTTCCCTCCTTCAAATTGGGTCGGGAATATACCAAATCGCCACTGTGAAAACTCAGATGTACCGAAGACAAGGCGCGAAGGCCAAGGTATACCTACGACGCGGCCAACCGAGATTTATCAGGTCGAAGTAACCCGCGTTAAGCTGGACGCTCGGACCTTGCATGAACCCGCTGAGCACCTTCATGCGATAGGGTCGCTCGGCCGGCGCTGTCAGGTCGGTCGAGAGAAAGATCCGGAAAACCATTCCGATACTCGCCCGGGCCTCGAGCGCCTGGTCAATCAGCTGCTGAGCCTCCCCCGTCACATTGTCGATGGCGAAGGTCAGCGTCTGGTTGCCGCTGTTATCCCGCTTCGGCAGTGCCGCGGCGAATCCTGATGCGGTGAACCTGGCGGTCACCCCGGCTTCCGTCGTGGCCGTGATGTCCTCGAACCCTTGGCATATGTAGATCGGTGCCGCCCAAGGAATGCAGAACAGTTCAAGCGTGGGGATAATCACTGCTTTGCCGCCAGAGGCGTACAGCGTTTCAAGTGCCGTCATCGCCCCACTCGCTTCAGTCCATAGGTTTGTTCAAGAGTTTTGGCCATCTGACCTTGGGTCCGGATGTTGGATACCCACATATCAGTGATCTGCCTGCCATCCGGACCAGTGCTGGTTTGGACCTGGCCAGCGCGGCTGGCGTCTTCGTGCAGGTTTACTTCCGTCTTGCTCGACATATTGCTGCCATTGATCTGACTGAGTGTCCGATCAAGTTTTGCGCTGGTTTCTGCGGTGGTCACCCGCTCACCCTTTTGCAGAAGCCAAGTGCCGGTCTCTGGCACCGAGTCGATACCGTCGTGGGCCATACCCAGCAGAGCCATCGATGAGGCGGTGGCATTGGTCGTCGTAATAGCTGCGATCGCCGGAGCTGAGTTTGCACCGAAAGATGCCAGGGCAGCCATCGCCGCAGCCGGCGCGTATGCCGCCGCGATAGCAGGACCTGCGAAAGCAGCCTCTGCGACTGAAGCGGAGGCGCCGGTCGCGCCCATCGCAAGCTGTACGCCTTGATATACCAGCCACTGCGCGGCCATCCTGGCCAAAGCGTCAATGAGCGCATTGGCCATGGAAGAAGCAACGTCCATCACCGAATCGCCAAAGCTCTTGTGCTCGGTGAGCATTGCCTGGATATTCTCTGAAACTGCGCTGGTACTTTCCTCCAGTACGCTCGAAGTGAAGTCGGCAGCCTGTTGCTGATAGTCGGTGGCCGTGTCCTTGTAGTTCTCCCAGGCCGAGCTGACGCCATCGAGCCAGTTTTGTTGCGCAGCGTCCTGCTGGTTGTAATAGTCCTGCTGAATAACCATTCGCTCAGCAAGGGCCTCGCTGAGCATCTGGGTTTCAGTGTCGTAAAGCTCTTTGCTGATATCGCCGCTGTTGTACTGCTGCTGCAGCTCAGCCATTTGCTGATTGAAGTCTTGCTGAACCTGCAGATCCTGCTGCAAACGATCGCGAGCTTTATCACCCAGGCCGGCGCCGGCCAATTCCCTGCCAAAGGCTGAGCTCACAGTCTCGTTAGCAGACTTCAACGTGGCCGCGTATGCCGCCGATTTGGCTGCATCTTCGTTGGCAAGCTTGAGCTTTTGCAGACGATCCAGTTCTTCTGCCAGGCCTTTCAATCGCTCCTGCTGCAGCGTATTGATCCCAACCAGCTTGCCAGACTCAATTTCAAATTGGAGCTTCGCGACCTCCGAAGCATTCTTCCGCTTATCCACCTCAGTGTTGATGAGCGCG